CTTTGTGAAAGAGCAGAAAAAGCTGCAGCCAAGAATGCTGCTAAAAACGTTTCAGTTAAGAAACGCAAACACCCACCTGTGGACCGGGGCCAAAGGAAACGGTTCCAGATGAGGTCAAAGAAATTTACTTTGACCTTTTCACAATGTGAAGAAACTAGAGAAACTGCTAGAATGCGGATGGAAGAAAAATGGCCTGACTGTAACTACGTTATCGGAAGGGAAGAACATAAGGATGGAAATCATCATCTTCACATATTCCTTAAATTACAACAAGTAATTTCAGTATCGGATCCAAAATATTTCGACTTTATAGGAGGACAACATGGATCGTACGAAGTAACCAAAAATGTACGCAAATGGGTTAAATATGTAACCAAAGAAGATAAGGACTATGTCTCCAAAGGAATTGATGTAAAAGCTTTATTGAATCACCAAAAACCCTTGTCTAAGGAAGTTGCTGATATGCTAGATACCGGAGCCAAAATCGAAGATGTTCGTAAAGCCAATAATCATTATTTTATGATTAACAAACGGAAGATAGAAGAATACGGTGCGTATATGTCTGTCATTCTGGATAGAGAGAAAAAAGAACCATGGGTAGAACCAAATTGGATTGAACTAACTGGTGCTAATCGAAAGATTGGGCAGTGGCTAGCGGACAATATCCGGAGATCGCGCCCATTCAAGGCCCCACAACTTTTTATACATGGAGAGAGGAACCTTGGCAAGACTTCGCTGATAGAGTATTTGAAGAAATCACTATCTGTGTACCATATACCAACCACGGAAGACTTTTACGACGCATATGATAATGACTATGATCTCTGTGTCATTGATGAATTCAAAGGACAAAAAACCATACAATGGTTGAACCAATTCTTGGATGGCCAAACTATGACTCTAAGAAAAAAAGGAAGCCAATACTTAAAGACTAAGAATATTCCAACGATTATTCTAAGTAATTTTGCTCTAGTAGACTGCTACCCCGGGTTAAAGAAAGCTGCAGCTGAAGCCCTTGAAAAGGGCTATGAGGTCGACAATAAATTGGAGACGCTGGAGTGTAGGTTAAAGATTGTTGAAGTCAAAGAATTCATAAAGGTCTTTTAATATACAGCAGTTCAAAACAGAGAAATAAAGTTTAACTGTCTATAAATCGAACACGAGAATCGTAGAGATAAGTGCTAGCTGCGTTATTTAGGGAAATAACGATCAGAAAAATAGCACCAGTGTTGATAGATCCAACACTACTTGCAGTACCACCAAAGATCTGTTCCATATTCATCTTCTTGAAGACTTTGACCTGTTTAGGAGATGGAGAACCGGTAGTTAAAGCAGCACCGGTATAAACAGCAGATGCCATAGTAATGAATTTATCGGATAAGACTTTGAAGCGGTCCCTATTGTTTAAGTTCATCGGAGCGTTGAACGCTGCAAGATTTAAGATGTCTGTAATTCCAGGAGTAGCGGCATTTGTTTGACAGTCATAAATCAACATCATTCTGACAATGTCACCAGAAGAGCTGCTGGTTGCTGTATTAGGAACTACAGAAAAACGAAAGAGAATAGATTTGAGGAGAATTTTGCGGCCAATACGTTGAGTGTAGTCGGTACCCTGACCAACACCATTCAGGAGAACCACAACACCTGCAGAGGGAGCGTTACCGCTCCCACTAGGGTTATCGATGACTTTTAGCTCATCTCTTCCTCTCCAGCTGAACTGTCCATAGAATCCTCGTGTTGCGAGAGGTGCTCTAGGAACTGACGCCACTCGCTTCGAAAGGACCAAAGCTGCTCTTGCAATTTTTTTACTGTTAAGATAACCTGATTTAGATCCTGAGGAGTAGGAGATGGTTCGGACTCTTGAACGGGCCATATTATTGCGTTTTGTCTCTTGACAGGTGCTCTCTTCTTGGGAGTTTTCGGGTAAACGGAAACTGGCTTTTCCGAATCCATAAATGCGGAAAACAACAAATCAACAATCCTATAAATAACCACACTCACCAATAAAAAACAAACACAAACTTCCAGGAATCACTTCACAGAAAAACCGCCACTACTAATCGGACTCGTGCCCGCGGGTGAAACCCAGGGCACTGTACAGCGTAAGCCGACGGATGCCCCACACCAAATCGGATTATTATTAAAAAAACCGCCACCGTATACTGACACGTTCGCCAGCTGGGCTGGGCGCCGTGCTCGCCCGCCCAGGGTCATGAGGGGGGAACCCCCTCATATGTCACGTAACTCTGACACATTTTGATGACCACTCAAAATATCTCGCGAGGGCCCTGGTAAAAGATTGGTATAAAGGCTGAGCACGGGGGCTTATAATATTACCTAAGCCCCTTGTGCTCCTTGCTCCACCAATGCTTGCTGACAACTCTGATGCCCTCGTCGCCTATGAGCCTCCCCTCACCGAGTCGGAGGGCGAATACTCTGCTCACGAACTTTGTGAAAGAGCAGAAAAAGCTGCAGCCAAGAATGCTGCTAAAAACGTTTCAGTTAAGAAACGCAAACACCCACCTGTGGACCGGGGCCAAAGGAAACGGTTCCAGATGAGGTCAAAGA